TAGTGGTAGACTACCAAAAGCGATAACGTCGAAATCCAAGAGATCGAAGGGGCCTCGATGAAAATGATGTACCCGTCACGCGTTAAGAGGTTATTGTAAATCATGTGCGGTACCGGAGCCCTCACGCTACCCTTCGACCCGCTGCACACGAAGGTTATTCGTGGTAGCAAGACGGGGCGGCAGATCCTCGACCCGATCGGACTTGATAAGCAAATGAACCCTGACAAGAAGCCTTACAAGAAAGACGCCGCCGCTGCGACTCACGTAGAGACCGCGCGTGAAGCCGACGCCAGGCGCGTCGCCGCCGAGGCAGATCGCAACCGTTTCAAGAATTCGATGAGTACCGATACACTCCCTGCATCAACCAGCTTAGGATAAATGAAATGTGTGGTGGTTCCTCTCCTGCCCCCCAGCCGATCCCCGAATTGGCGCCTGTAACTGTCGCCCCCGATCCAGACGACAAGGCGATCAAGAATACGAAGAAGAAGAAATACGCGTCGGCCAGGCGCCGGTACGGCAGGTTGTCGACCGTTAACACCGGCGACGTGGGTGATACGAGTTTAGGCTGATGGATTCCCGCGCCACCGAACTGATCCGACAAGGCGACCAGCTATTCACGTCGCGCAGCAGCCTCATGTCGTTGTGGCAGGAGATCGCGCTTAATTTCTACGTGATCCGCGCCGACTTCACGTCGAAGATCATCCCTGGCGAGGACCTGGCGTCGCACCTGTCGACGTCTTACCCGATGCTCGCGCACCGGGACATGACCAACGCGGTCAGCACCATGCTGCGCCGGCGCGGTATGCACTGGTTCGATATCCGGACCGGCCGGCCCGATCCCGACGAAGGCGAGGCTCTTCGTTTTCTCGAATGGGCGACGAACCTCCAGTACCGCGCCATGTACGATCGAAAGACCCAGTTCGTCCGCGCGACGAAGGAAGGCGACGCAGACTTCGCGGCGTTCGGCCAGACGGTCATCTACACCGACACGAACCGCGACGCGACCAAGATGCTCTACCGGAATTACCATTTACGTGATGTGGCCTGGGCCGAGAATGCCGAGGGCGTGATCGATACCGTTCACCGCAAGTGGAAGCCGACCGCGACCGACCTGATTTACGACTTCAAGGGTAAGTGTCACCCGGCCGTTTACGATTACCTGCGCCCTGGACAAGACCCATATCACAGACTGGAGTGCCGCCATGTCATGGTCCCGGCCGAGCGCCTCAACGGAGACTACGCAGACCAGCGAGACTTTCCTTTCCGATCGTACTTCATCGATGTCGACAACCAACACGTCATGGAGGACGTACCTTCGAGACTACTTCGATACGTCATTCCTCGTTGGCAGACCGTCAGCGGATCTCCGTACGCTTACAGCCCGGCGACGATTGCTGCGCTCCCCGACGCGCGCCTTATTCAGGCCATGACCTACACGCTGCTCGACGCAGCGGAGAAGGCGGTCCAGCCGCCGATGATCGCCCAGGCTCACATGATCAAGTCCGACATGGAGCTATGGGCCGGCGGCACAACCTGGGTCGACGCCGAGTACGACGAACGGTTCGGTGAGGCTTTGCGGCCGATACCGCAAGATTTTAACGGTTTGCCGGTCGGCATGGAAATGCAGTCCCGGGCGCAGGGCATGATCGCCGAGGCATTCTTCCTGAACAAGATTGCCCTGCCGCCGGCCGATCGCGAGATGACGGCCTATGAGACGGCGCAGCGGATCCAGGAATATGTGCGACAGGCTCTGCCTCTGTTCGAGCCGATGGAGCAGGAATATAACGGCGCCATCTGCGAAATGACGTTCGAGACGCTGAAGCTGAACAAGGCTTTTGGCAACCCACGCGACATGCCCCAGGAGCTTGACGGCGCCGACATCGAATTCAAATTCATCAGCCCGCTGCAGGAGCGCGAAGAGCGCCAGTCTGCGCAGGTATATCTGGAGACCAAGGCCTTGCTCGCCGAGGCTGCCGCGATCGACGAGGGTATGATCGACATGCTCGACGGCCGCGTGGCTCTGCGCGACGCTCTACGCGGCGCCGGCGCCCCTGCCAAATGGTTGCTCGACGACGACAAGATGGATGAGAAGGCCGAGGCGCGCGCGGCGATGCAGCAGCAGGCCGCGCTCATGGATCAAATGCAGCGCGGTGGCGAGGTTGCCGAACAGCTCGGCAAGGCTTCCAAATCGCTGAACGATGCCGGGATGGATGCCGAAGCCCTCACTCCCTAATACAGCGCCCTGGTTCCCTGCCCGGTACAAGAAGGCTGACGCCGCCGCCATACAGGCGATGAAGCGCGGGGAGGCTACCCCGGACCAGCAGGAACGTGCTATGAATTTCATACTGAATGACATCTGCGGCCGGTTCGACATGTCGTACCGCCCCGACAGCGAGCGCGATACGGCCTTCGCCGAGGGCAAGCGCCACGTCGCGAACCAGATTGTGAAACTGGGAAACATCCCCCTAGCGGAGATCAAAGATAATGGCTGAAGCGAATACTGGTACAAGCGCCCCCGACACAAATTCGCCGCCCCCGCCCGATACAAATTCGCCGCCCCCGCCCGATACAGGTTCGGCGCCTCCGCCCGACACAAATACGCCCCCGCCCGACAACGTCGTCTGGCCCGATACCTGGCGCGAGGGCATCGCCCGCGGCGATGAGAAGAAGCTCGCACGCCTCGGCCGGTTCGACGGCCCCGATCGCATCTTCGATTCATACCTGGAGATGGAGCAGAGATACCAGTCGGCCAATATCGTGGCCGAATTCCCGGCGGACGGCGACGACGAGGCGAAGGCTGGCTGGCGTAAGGCGCAGGGCGTGCCCGCCGACCCGTCTGGCTATTACGACACCCTGCCCGAGGATATGCAGATCGATAAAGACGATCGCGCCGGCTTCGACATCCTGATGAACAAGCTGCACGAGACGAACGCGTCGCCCCAGGTGGCAGCAGCTGCGACCGCCAGCTTCTTCGAGTACATGAGCAACGCCCAGGCTGCTCAGGCCGAGCAGGATACCCTCGACAAGGTCGAGAGCGACAAGGTTCTGGGGGAGGCGTACGGCCCGGAAATGCGGCGCAACATGAACGACCTCAAGGCCGTGCTGAACGAGGCCGGCGTCGAGGAGCTGGTCCTGAAGGCCCGCGGGCCCGACGGCAAAGCCCTCGGCAATAATCCTGAATTCGTCCGTTACCTGGTAGGGCAGATGCGCCAGCTCAACCCGCTGGTCACGGTCCCCGGTCTCGGCGGTGGCGATCCGGCTGCGAATCTTGAAACCGAGATCAAGGCGATCGAGAACACGATGGCGACCGACTTCAGGAAATATCAAGCTGACAGCGGTATGCAAGCGCGCTACACTACCCTTCTCGAAGCGCGAAATGCGAATACGCGACCAGGCAGATAACCCGGCGACGGCCCTGCCACTACGACCCACTACCGACTACGACGCCCCGCCAGAGGCGCCACCGGCCCCATTGTTAGGGTAACCCGGCCAGCCTGGACCCGGACAACCAGCGTATCGGTCATCTTGAAACCTTTTAAGGAGGCTTTGACATGGCTGCTGATATTGGCGCCTTTCAAACAAAATACCGCAATGAATTGATCCTCGGGTTCGAGGATCGGCAATCCCGCTTGCGCAGCACGGTCGTGACCGAAGCTGACGTGAACGGCAGCGCAGCCGTCTTCCTGGTGTCTACATCAGGCAGCGCGACTGCAACGACCCGTGGGGCCGACGGTCTCCTGGTCGCGCGTGATGACAGTCACAACCAGACGACAGCCACCCTGGCTGAGTGGCACGATTTAGTCCGCAAATCCCGGTTTAACATCTTCGCCTCACAGGGCAACCAGACGCTGCTCATGCAGCAAACCACGATGGCTGTTATCAATCGCAAGATCGATGACGACATCATCGCGGTCCTGGATACGGCGACCAACGACACCGGCGCGGCGACTGCTGCGTCTCTGGAATTGGTTATGCACGCCGTGACCATCCTGGGCGACAATGTTGTCGACATCGAGGAAGAGGACAACATGTTTGGCCTCATCAGCCCGGGCTTCAAGGGCGAGCTGATGCAGCTTCCCGAGTTCTCCTCGGCCGACTACGTCTCCATCCAGCCACTGGTTGGGCCAGCGCGGCAGTATCTCCGCTGGGCCGGCATCAACTGGATTGTCCATCCGAGGTTGACCGGCAGCGTCGGCTCCGGTTCAACTGGTGCTAGTGAGAAATGCTACATTTATCACCGGAACGCGCTCGGTCATGCCCTGGACAAAGCGGGCATGGACGTCGCTGTTGGCTACGACGACGAGCAGGATTATTCCTACTGTCGTGCCAGCACGTTCATGGGCTCCGCTCTGCTCCAGAACGCGGGCGTTGTGCAAGTCCTGCACGACAATTCTAACTTTATCGCCAGCTAAGGAGGGCTTTGACCTATGGTTTATGCTACTACGCTTCCTCCGGTTCGTGTTGCCGGTTCGATGGCTGGTCCCTCGATCTGGATCTACACGTCCGCTACCGCCGACTCCGATGTCGACGCCGTAGGGTTCTTTACCAACGGACACGATCTCGGTATGCGTGTCGGTGACATCCTGTTTGCCGTTCAGACGGACGCCACCTATCTTGTCACGCTGTTCAGCGTGACCGTGTCCACGGCAGGCGGTGCATCGACCGTCGTCGCGGGCACTGTTACTGTTTAAGCATGGCGCGTATACTACCGGGGGCGGGCTCAAACCCGCCCCCGTTCTAACATTCAGGAGAGCTATCCAATGACCGTCTTCTTACGGAAAGGTCTTCCCCTAAAATCCGTCGTATCCGAATGGATCTTCGACGCGCCGGCCGGCTCAAAGGCCGAAGATTACCTCGAACCCAGTTCCTTCAAACACGTCGCCACCGAGATGCGTATGCGCCCCCGAGATTCGGTGCGTATCGACTGTCTCGACGGCTCCTGGATGGCCGAGTACATGGTGCTCCATGTCGGGCCGCACCATGCCAAGCTGAAGCTGCTGCCCGGGTATCCGCTGATGCTCGAAGACCTGGCCGAGGAGGTCGACACATCCGACACGTTCACGACCGTCTGGAAGGGCCCCGCGGCACGCTGGTGCGCGCAGCGCATCTCCGACGGCGAGATCGTCAAGAACAAATTCCAAACCAAAGAACAGGCTGTCGTCTGGATCAATACCCAGGCTAAAGCACTGGCGGCCTAAATGGCGACGAAACTCGCCGTCTATAATGCTGCCCTGACGCTCATAGGCGAGCGGTCTCTGGCGACGCTGTCGGAGAACCGCGAGCCCAGGCGCATACTGGACAGCGTCTGGGATTCGGGCGCCGTCAAGACGTGTCTTGAAGCTGGCGGTTGGAATTTTGGCACACGCACGTTCAAGATCGAATACGACCCGAGCGTGTCGCCTGATTTCGGCTTCACGTACGGATTCGAAAAGCCGAGCGACTGGTGCGGCACCCAGGTGGTGTCGCACTCGGAGTATTTCGAGCGGCCGATGCTGTCCCACGAATTCGCCGATGAGTCGGGCTGGTGGTGGGCGAATATCGACACCCTGTACATCAAGATGATCAGCGACGGCGCGGCGTACGGCGGTGACCTGACTGCCTGGACGGAGAAGTTCACGCGTTACGTCGAGGCGTACTTGGCGAGCCGGATCGCGCCGAAGCTGACGCGATCGAAATCGATCCAGGAATATGTCGACGACCAGGCCGAGCAGAGGCTCAAAGGCGCCGCGGCCAAGGACGCCCAGAACAGCGGCACCAGCGTGCCGCCCGAGGGCAGCTGGAACCGATCGCGCGGCGGCAGAGGGGGCAGCGGCGGCCGGCGTGATGGTGGCACCAGGAGAGGCTTAGTTGGCTAATGGCGGTCGACAATTTTGGGCTCCTGGCATTTAACAGGGGCCGCGTATCCCCGAAGGCGCTGGCGCGCGTCGACGTAAAGCGCATGGCGTTTTCCGCCGACGTGCAGACCAACATGGTCCCGCGTGTCCTGGGATCCATGTCCTTCCGCCCCGGCATGGGCTACCTGCTCACCACATCCGGCAGCGCGCAGCCAAATTATATCGACTTCATCTTCTCGACGACCGACACCGCCCTGCTGGAATTTACAGCGGCCGGTTTGCGCATCATCAAGGACGACGCCGTCATAACGCGTGTCGCCGTGACCAGCGCCGTGGCGAACGGGTTATTCACCACCGACCTGACCAGCTGGACCGATAACGACGAGGCCGGCGCCACGTCTGCCTGGGCTACTGGCGGATATCTATCCCTGGTCGGCACCAAGTTCAAAGCGGCCATACGGCGGCAGCAGGTGACGACGGTCGAGACCAATGTCGAGCACGCCGTCCGTTTCGTGATCGAGCGCGGCCCCGTCTCAATCAAGATCGGGTCGACGACGGGTGGCGCGGAATATATCAGCGAGAAGACGCTGGGCACGGGCACGTATAGTTTCGTCTTCACGCCGACAGGTAATTTCCACATCGAGGTAGCCGGCCGCGCGCAGGCTGCGAGCCTGGTAGATTCCGTCGCCGTGGAAGCGTCAGGCGACTTCCTCCTGCCCGTACCCTGGGCGCTCGCCGACCTCACGACGCTGACCCATGCTCAGAGCGCGGATGTGGTCTTCATCGCGTCAAACGGCTTCCAGCAGCGCCGCATCGATCGGTACGACACCGCGTGCAAGAGCTGGGGCATATCCCTTTACCAGCCCGAGGACGGGCCCTTCCGGATCATCAATACCTCCGACATTTCCATGACGCCCTCCGCCCTGGTGGGCGACATCACCCTGACGGCAAGCCGGGAATATTTTACCTCGACGCAGGTCGGCGGCCTGATCGGCATCACGTCTCAAGGTCAGACAGTGTCGGCAGACGTCGGCGGTAACGCCGAATACACTAACGATGATTCAATGCGCGTTATCGGTGTCGCTAACAGCCGCATCTTCACGACGACCATAACCGGAACCTGGGTCGGCACCATCGTCCTGCAGCGGTCGATAGACGAGACCGGCAGCTGGGTCGACGTCACATCCTGGACGACGAACCACGCCGCGACGAATTACGACGACGGCCTCGACAACTCCATCGCGTACTACCGGATCGGGTTCAAGGATGCATACAGCTCCGGCACGGCGACGGTCACTCTCATATATCCGTCGGGCGGCATCAAGGGTATCGCACGCATAACGGCCTACACCAGTTCGACCGTGGTCAGCGCGGCCGTCCTGTCGAATTTCGGCGCCACGACCGCGTCCCGCGACTGGTCGGAAGGCTCCTGGTCTACCAGGCGGGGCTTCCCCCAGGCCGTCGCCTTCTACGAAGGCCGTCTGTGGTGGGCTGGTAAGGGTTTCTTCTACGGCTCCATATCCGACGCCTTCACGTCCTTCGATGAGGATTTCGAAGGCGACGCCGGGCCGATCGTCAGGTCGATCGCCAGTGGTCCCGTCGACAACATCAACTGGCTGCTATCCGTCCAGCGTCTCATCGCCGGCTCGGCTGGCGCCGAGGTCAGCGCCCGGTCGACGTCGTTCGACGAACCCCTGACGCCGAGCAATTTCAATCTGAAGAACGCCAGCACCCAGGGATCGTCCTCGGTGCCGGCTCTTGTCGTCGACAGCAACGGCATCTTCGTGCAACGTGGCGGGACGCGCATCTTCGAGATGGGCTTTTCCTTCGAGAAGAACGACTACAAGCCGACCGATCTCACCGACATCGTCCCCGAGATATGCGAGCCGAGCGTCACCCTGATTGCCCTCCAGCGCCAGCCGGACACGAGGCTGCATGTCGTCAAGAGCGACGGCACGGTCGCGCTGCTCATCCGCGAGCCTGACAACGAAGTCCTGGCCTGGGTCGACGTCGTCACCGACGGATCGGTTGTCGACGTTGTCGTCCTCCCCGGCACGGTCGAGGACACGGTCTACTATTGCGTCAAGCGGACCATCAACGGGTCGGATGTCCACTA